AGGGCGATCACTGCGATCGTGTCGAATGCAGCAGACATCGCGGATGCAACGCCGGGGAGCTTAGCGACGAACGTCTGGAGGTGTCGGGGCAGCCGGATGCCGATCTCGTCACCGAGCAGCATCATCGAGCCCTTGGCTTCACGCATCTCCCGGCTCGCAGCACGGTTCACCTCACGGAAAGCTGCATTCGCCTGCGACTTCATCTTGTCCAGCTCTGCCAGATCGGCGAGGAGCTTGACCCTGATTTGTGCGACTGTGCTCATTAGCTACCTTCGGAGAATGCTGCTTCGATACCGGCTGCTAATTCGTTGGTGAAGGTTTCGAGCGCAACCTCAGCGGATTCATCGAAGCCCGCTTCCATGAAGTGAGTCGGCGGAATGAACTCGTCCTCAATGCCGGGACCGCGACGAGTCTTCTCTGCGTTCTTGAATCGTCTTCCGCCGTGCACGTGCATCCACCCGTCGTTGAGCCAGCGGGCCACATGGCCAGTCAGCTCTGTCGGGCCGACGGCGACATTGGCCGTCAGGCCGGTCTTATTCACAAACGGATCAACGTCGATGTCCTCTGCGAGAAGCTCAGGCATGATGGAGTTGCCGTTGGGGTCTTTGTAAGGACGGGGCTCGCCGGATGCGCCACGCGGAGCACGCTCGATGAGAGCCTGCTTCACAGCGGCTTGCATGACGCGACCGCTGTCTTTCAGTGCGCCCATGAGAACGCCCGCGGCGACTTTCTTCGGCAGTTGCTCGAGGCGCTTAACGAGATCTGAAGTGTCAATCTCGATCTGGATGTTATCGACCATGTTTACCTGCGTGTTGAGCGCCGATCAGCTTCGCTTGGCGGAACTGCACCTTGAGCCGCTCGATGACTTGGCCGCGCGGTTCTTTGCGACCCCACTTCGAGGGCATGTAGTCGGCGTATTTGGAGGGCTTGGTGGGATGACAGAAGGAGAAGTCGACAACGCTTCGAGCGATGATCGCTGCGAGTAGCTCCTGATGCGCTGCCTCTTGCCGATGGCGCTTCAGGAGATAGGAGTATTGACGGGGAGTCAGGCGCCAGAACTGTTCATCGGTGAGGCCCAGGTCATACCGCGCGGTAGACCAGATGTTCAGCCACCGCTGCTGGCGAGTTAGCTCTGGGCCAGAATGGGGTCCGTCGGCGCGTCCTCTGCCTCTACGGCTTCAGGCTCAGGATTGCTTGCGGTCCATGCCTCAAGCACCTTAGGCCATACTTCCGGCAAGGTCTCGCGGGTGATCAGTTTCTTCGCTTCGTCGAACGTCAACGACGGCTGGTCGAAGTGGGCCGCGGCGAAGAACATGGACTGGACCAGGCGAATCTTCGGCGCTCTGATGTCCTGGGGACGCAGGCCGGTAATGAGCGGCCGGTCAACGATCTCTTCAGCCTGAGCGATTGCTTCAAAGTCAAAACGCAGGACGTACTTGACGCCATCAAGGACAACGGGAACGGCAGGCAACAGAGGATTGCTCATGATGTGCTCCGATATGACTGATGCGGGTGGGCCTGTTGACCCACCCGCTCAACCTAGAGGTATGTGTTACTGCTCGGTGACAGTCGTGGTGAGCTGAGCCGTCAACTTGTACGTGAGGTTCTTGTCAGGGCTGATGCCTTCATATCCGAACTCGCTGACGTAGCCGGAGAACGCGGATGTTGCATCCGTGCCGCCGCCGGGAAGGATCAGCTTGAAATCCAGGATCGCGCCGGAGTCGAATGCTGCTTTGAGAGCCAGACGACCGGGCTCACTGGCCGCGGTGAAGATCAGCGTTGCAGAGAACGTGCCGGGGTCGAGGACAGACGGAATCTGCTCTTGCAGCACGCCGGGGCCGACTGCAGGGGACGCAAGGTTCGTCACTTTTTGGTAGGACCACTTGGGATTGGGTGGGGTGATGGACTCGGGCTCCACCACTGCAGTAAACGTCTGATTGGAACCCCCGTGAACTGCGTATTCGAGCTGTGTCCCGACTCCGAGTACACCGGTCGAAGTCTGGGCTGTGCCTGTGGACATAATGTCACCTCTAGGTTGCGGTTGGGTCGAGCTACTGCTCGACGTAAGTGATCAGGAGCTGTACCGACGAGCGATACATCAGCGCGGTGTCCTCGAATGAGTCGGTGGCGTTGGCCAGCTCGACGAGGTGAATCTGTGTGCCGTTGGGGAATGTTCCCTGAAAGCCGGACAGAGCTGACCAGATGGCTTTCTGCGCGTTGACTACATCGGAGTAGGTCGCCGACCAGACGTTGATCGCCACGCGCTTGCGGATGTAGTAGCTGTCACCAGACAGGGCGTAAAGCTGCGTGCGGCTGACCGACTGATAGGTCATCCACGGCTGTGCTGTGGCGCTCACGCCTTTGGGCAGCGCCACCGGAAAGATGTTGGTGCCGACGATTGCAGTGAGGGTTGAGATCGTCTTCAATTGCGCGTCAAGGTCTTGCTCGATCGTCATTACTCACCTTCGTTCAGCTCGTAACAGAGCAGGACCAACAGGAAGTTCTGTTGCCGGGGATTGAGCACGGCTTGAATCTCGTAGACGTGAGTCACTCCGGCGTAGGGATCGGCGCACACGACGCGCATGTTCGGCGTGATCACCGGCGACTTGCACATCCGCACGGTAATGCGGTGCGTGACCTTGCTGATGAAGGCCTCGGTTTCATTCACCAGTTGGCTGGCTTGAATGTCGATGTCGGCCCAACATGTGCGCACGGTCTTCCAGCTACTCGGGAGCGGCTGCCCGAAAGCATCCTGCTCACCAGGAGTCTCCTGCTGAATCTGGACCTTGCGGTTCAACTTGCCGAGATCGAGGGAATCGAATGACATGTGCGTTACCAATCGAAGGTGTCGAAGACTTCGTTTGCGAGCAGACTCTCAACTGCCATCGGCACTTCTTTGAGAGCGTCGGCCGTCACCGCCATGCGGTGCGAGTACCAGTGGCCAATCAGCAGGAGCATCGCGAAGTAGATGGTCTGTGGGCAGTTGTTGACCTCGACTCCATCGCCGTAAGTGCCAGCAGTGAAGTTCACCCGCACTTGTCCGGGCACATAGTTCTGCTGATAAGGCCATGTGTAGCCGGGCCTGGGAGAGATGCGAGCCGGCTCGGAGATCAAATCGACGTTGTAATTCGACGGATCAATGGTGATGACTGTGGCGCCGTCGTTCGCAAGGTAGGACAGCGACTCGACGCTGACCGTCGCTGGAAACGGAAGCCGGATCGTGAGGCCGCGGTAGTACCAATGCAGAAAGTAATCGTGGGCAGTTGATCCGGTTGTCGATCCCCATCCGGGCCACGGGAAGTAATCGAGCTGGAGCAGCATCTTGCGATTGAAGATCGCGCGATGCGTAATCTTCTCGACGAACTGCCGCGCCGCGATGATCAACGCGGTGATGTAGTCGTCGTCATCGTCGTAGTCCACACGCAGATGCAGCTTGGCCTGGTCGAGAGACACGGGCTCGATAGCCGGTGCTGAAAGCTCACGGTAAGAGAGAGGCATGATGACTCGCTAGATGAGGCCGGGATAAATGAACCAGAAGAGAGGCTGAGGCTTGGGCTTTGCAGGTTTGCGTTTGCTCATGGCAGGAGTGAGCCCGGAGGAGGTTATCCTCCGGGCATCTGGACTTACTGAATCTTCATGCCGATGATCGGCGAGTAAGTCGTGGCGTTGGCCAGCGTGGGAGCGCCGCCAGCGCGGGCGAATGCCACAACGCCGAGACGGTTCAGTTCGATCCACCGCTGAGCGGACTGCTTGATGACCAGGCCGGGGACAACTTCGCGCAGCTGATAGCCCATGCCGAAGTCACCGAAGCGCACCGGCACGTTGTTGCTTGCGACTGCGGGCGCATACTGGTCGACCTTGACCGGGAAGCCAAGAATCTGACCGGCGAAACCGGACTTCGCGCCGTCGAGATACGGAATGAAGATCGGACGACCCTGCGTATCCTTGATCTTCAGCACGTTGCCGAGAGTGGCGTTGCTGAAAGCAAAGCAGGCGCCGTTGTGGTACGCCGGATCGAGCGCGGCAATCATCGCCACGAAGTCGTCGTAGCCGAGAACACCCACTGCTTCGGTCGTAACCGGAGCAGGGATATTGCCCGTCAGACCCACGATGTTCGAGCCGTTGCCAGCGTTCATTGCCTGCGACACGCCACGCTGATACCGCGCGGACAGCGCCTGGTTGACGTAGCTGATCAGGTCGAAGCTCACATCCTGCACCAACTTGTTGTCCAGAAGCAGCGGATCGCCGGTACGCAGGCCGTCCGTCTTGATGGTGACGCCGTTGACCGCAGGATCAGTGCCATTGCCAATCGCAGCGCTATCGAGCACCAAGCCGTTGCCGGTGTCGTCCCACAGAGGGAAGCGCACATCTTCGCCGGTCGTGGTCCGCATGTGGCCAACGATGTCGTACAGCGAACCGGCGGAACGCTGTGCAACGATCGGGGGAACAGCAGCGACGGGGATCATGACGCCGCCGTCTGCCGCGACGGTCAGGTCGCGCTGCTCAAAGCGCTCACCGCGCAGAAACGAGCGGAATGCCTTGTTGCTGGCTGAGTTGCGCTCTTCCTGTGAGCGGCCATCGGCCTCAGCCGACTCGAATCCCTCACGCGGGGGACGGTTGGTAGGGAGGCTCCGCTCCTCCGATTCTGCGCACGCTTCGAGCCGCTCGATGTCGGCCTTGAGTGCGTTGGCGTCTGCGAGCATTGCATCAACTTTGGCGCGCTGCTCCGTGGACAGTTCCGGCGCAGACATCAGCTGGCGGGTCTCCGCAAGCAGACGATTGCGCTTCTCATTCAGTTCCCTGAGAGTCATATTGGTCCTCGTGTTGTGTTGTGGTTGGGGTTGTCCGTCCAGGGCTGTGAGCAGCGCTGCTGAGGCGGATATGTTGGAAGATCAGAACTAATCGGCTTCAGCCAGGCGAAGGCGAAGTATCGCGGCCTCGTGCCATGTGTCGGCGGAACGCTTGGATGAGTCAGTCTCTACGCTGTCGTCTGTGTCAGCACGTTCCGCGCCCTCGCACTGTGGGTCGGCAGAGCAGATACCACATTTGCCGGACATGCACTGCGCGCATGTGCAAGTGCATTTATCGGTCAGGGCTCGCTGCTCGTAGCGGGAGCGGAACTCTGCGGGCATCGAATCAGGAAGGCTGCGAACACCAGCCGTCGCCGCAGGGAATGCCGGGAAAGCAACAGGCGAGACATCCAGGATCATCTGGAACTCTAGAATCCGGCGAGTCACTGACCCGTCAGGATTGTCTGTCCACTGATCACGTGCGGTGATGAACCCAAAGCTCGACTCACGGATGTCCTTCCTGCGCATCGAGACGATGAGGTCTTTCGCTGCTGTCGTGTCCGGTGGATCGATCTCATAGGCGAGCCCGCGAGCATCGACATTGAGTCGAAGAGTGCCGGCCGATTCGCGACCGAGTACGACGTCGTCGTTGTGATTCCAAAGAGCGCGAACGTCATGCTGTCCGGCCATCACGGTGTCGAAGGCGTGGGGATCGATCTCTTCGATCCAGCCCATGTCCTCAGAGGGTGTGTCGAACACCGCCGCGTAACCGGCAATCTTCGGCACTTCGCCCTGTTGGGAGACGCGGAACTCCTGAGTGAGAAACCTGCGTTCTACTGTCATGATTACTTGGCCTTTGGCTGGGGATTCTGCGGGTCGTTCACCGGCTCGCCGTCCGGTTGCTGAGTGATCGGGATCAGCTTGGTGTCCTTGAGGAGTTGGCTCGCATCGCCCATGTTCGTCGGGTACAGGAAAGTGTCGCCTTCAGGGCCGATGTTGTTAAGGCCGAGGTCTTCGCGAATGTCATTGACGCTGAGGAAGCCCCATTGACGACCAATGGCGTAGCTCGTCATCTGCGTCTGCGTGTCGCCGCGCAGCCGCTCCTTCAGATCGAAGAGAACGAAGAGATCGGATTTGCCTTTGAGCAGCTTCCGCTTCAGCTCGGCTTCGATGCGGCCCGCAATAGGGCGCAGAGTATCGGTGACGAATGTCAGCTGAGCCTGAACGTGATTGGCGTTGGAAAGCCGGGAGGTGTCTCCGACCTGATGTGGCTGCAGATGGAACATCGCCGCGATGTCCGCCCGTTGAAAGTTGCGTGTCGCGAGAAACTGGGAATCTTCAGGGCTGAGGCCGACCGTCTTTACATCCCAGTCGCCGAACAGGAAACCCTGCCTGCCGGAGTTGTTCCCTCCGTACGCTTCCTGCCATGACTCTCGGAGTTCTTTCTGCACCTTGGGATCAGGTTTCGCACCCTTGTTGATAAACACGGAAGGGACGTGAGCGCCGTTTCCAAACCACCTGGCGCCGAACTTCGTGGCTGCCTGCGCCAGCGCGAACGATTCGCGCGCCGCGCCGACAGGGCCGATGCCTTTGATGCCGTCGAGCGAAAACAACGGGAAGTGGAGGATGTCTTCGGACTTGATGATCCGATACTTTCCGTCCGTCATGCCGTCGCTTGTGCGATATGCGAGCGTCTGCTCCTTGTCTTTCAGTCGGATGGGCTCGGTCTTGTTCGGGTGCAGCGGCCACAGGCCGTTAACTGTGCCGTCCTTATCTTTCGTGAGCTCCGCGTAACCGTTGCCGGTCAAGGCCGAACAGCCAACCATCGTGCTCCAGAACGTGAAAGCGGTCATCTCCGGATTCGGAGCGACAGACAGCAAATAATGCAACGACTGATCGGTGGCTTCTTCCTGTCCCTTATCGAGAGTCCGCATCAAGCGGCACGGCAGAGATGCGACGGCTTCAGACAGAACAGTCGTGGCGGTATATACCGTGCTGATGGACAGGGCTGTCCGGTCATTGACGAGTTCACCGGACGCGGTTGGTCCTCCGTCCATCTCGTTCCAGACGGCGACCGCGGTCATCGGCGTAGTCGGGTCATCAAACATGCCACTCCGCACTTCCGTGCGGAGATTCAAGGTCGTGATTTCGTTGTCGAAGAGTGGCACGTCAGATCACCATGAAATAGGAACTTGCATCGGTGGGTTCAGGTTCAGGAGCGCCGACCATTGCCCGAGTCATCGCGATGAGCAAGGCGATCGCAGCGTCGATCTTGTTCTCTTTCTTTTCCTTGTCGGGCATCGCGTAGTTGCCCATGCCCGTCTCGTGCGTGATGATGTTGCTCACGCACCACAACAGGACCGGA